CTCAAACCCTAGGCTAACACAAAAATTGTAAGTGTAGGTAACAATCTGATCACCAAAATCAAACTCACCTGGTATTACTTGATCATAGAACTGACCAGTAGCTAAATTAACTAATTTAACTCCAGTCTCTCCAGGCCATGTGTCTAGCGTAAGATCCATAGAAACTAAAGTTTCTGTAGAGTCACATTCAAACACATTACAGCTTCCATTATCAATATTAGCCCATGGATTGTAATTGTTCGCTATAGGATTCGTACATCCAGGAAGAGGCGGTATACATGGGGTGAGTTCAAATGATATAGTGTCTGTAGCTGCAGCAAACTCATAATTAGCCGTATCTAAACCACAATTATTGCTTATCCTGTACCAACCATCGCCAAAAGAACAACATATGCCATCACCAAAAGCGTCCATCATTACAAACTCATAATCACCAGACGGCAGAAACACCATATGGTTTTGAAGGGTATTGTTCTGATATGGAGGGCTAACTGCTACAACTTCAGAGTCCTCGTTAAGTATCTCCCAAGAAGTTTCTCCAGCATACTGGTCTGTTTGAACTTGCACATCTAGCCAGCTTCCTTGGCCTAGCATACATGATACTAACATCCAAAACAAAACGACTAATAAGTAACTTTTATTCTTCATGTTACGTCTATATTATATGTTGTAGGTGAATTGTGTAATACTATATAAGATGTCGGTGGTACTACCTCAACTATGTATCTAGTTGGTTCAACGATCTCAACAAAGCTTGCTGTGTTATTTACCGTAACACTCATTATCTCTCTCTATTAGTTTCTGTAATGTCAGAGTTTACAACAAATCTACCTCTTAATAAAGTTGTATCAGTGCCTGAGACAGGTGTTGTCCCATTTGTATTAAACTGAATGTCATACTCATAATTTCCTTTTGGAAAAATAGACATACCCTCAGAAGTGATTGTAACAGTAAGAAGCCCAGCAGATGTTGCTGAAGTGGTAATTTTTGTTCCTGCCAATTGTCTACCACCTATGTTTTTAGTATTTCCAGTACCAGTCATCAACACAGAAGGGTTTTTAGAGGATCCAATTGTTTTTATTTGCATATACCATGCATAACCAGATATATCAATTGCAGTCCCTGATGAATTTTTTACAGTCAAACCTAAACTAAACGTGTCACCTTGTCTACAAGTTATATCTAGTTCATCTGATATGTCTAAGTTTACATTGTTAGCCATTATTAATTATTTAGTGCGTTATCAATTAGTTCGTCAGCATTAATATTTTGTTGAGGTGATTGCATATTCATTCTTTCATTCTGCATAGCTCTCTGTTGACCAGTCTGTGCCATAAGCCTATCGTCTTTTCTATCCTCCTTCAAAACTTCAATTTTTTCTTTGAACTCTTGATCATCAGTCTTGAATCCTAGAGTTGCTTGAGCTTTTATAGTTTCAATCTCTTTATGCAACTCATGAAGCGCTGTAGCAACTTGTATTTCTGCCTGCGCTTTAATTTGAACTTTCTGTGCGTCAAGCTGAGCTTGGAGCTGCATTTCTTGCTGCTTAAGTTGAGCGCTTTGCTGTGCAGTTTGCTGAGCTTGCTGTTGCTGCATTTGAGAGTTTTGCTGCGCCATCTGCTGCTGCTCTTTCTGCCTTTTCTTTCTTTTTACTACAAGAAGTCTTTCAGCTTGATTGATATCTTTCATATTTCTTATCATCATGGCGTCTTCAAGATCAAGCTCCTTCTGACCCAAAGCTATTTGTATGCTTTGCTCTAAGTATTGCTTCTCTGCAGATTCCATTTCTTTATGAACCTGCACTCCAAAATTATACATAGGTAAATCAGAGAAAGAAGATAAAACCTTCATATTCTCTTTGCCTATAGCATTTTCATAAATTGTCCTTAAAGTAGAATCTGGAGGTATAATCTGTAAGCACTTTACAACGTCCTCGCAAACTTTTTTGTATAGAATCATAGAGGCGTTTGTAATATCATATATAGCGTTGTTTCCAGCAGCTATAGCTTGCTCTCTAACTCCAACAAGATCTTCACCCTTTGGAGAAGAAGCGTCCATGGCTTCATTAATACCTGTTGCATCTCTTATTAATCTTAGGTAGTGATTATACAATGCAATAAGCTCATTAATATTACGTATAGCGTTTCCTATCTCACGTATAGGTGGGTTTTGGAATCCACCCTCAGCATTCTTACTTCTGTAGTAGAATACACCAGTCTGCTCGTATATATCATGAAGATCAAGTGGCTGTAACTCACCGCCTTTTCCTATTTCAACACCTTCAAGACCTTCAATATCAATAATTAACCCATCTGGCTTAGCTTTAGCAATAGCCTGCTGTATCTTTAAATGCGTGATCTGAAGCATATCAGCAAAACCTATACAGCTATCCACCATAGATTTAGGCATCATTTTACCAATATTCGTAGCAACAACAGAATAAGAAAGTTTAGCTTTGCTTATGTCGTGAATGTTTTTTGGAATATTATGCTTCTGACCGTCGTTGATAATAAAGTCAGTCCCCATAATGTACATGCCTTCATAAACGGTAGTGACATCCATTTTATGAGCAATACGCTCAGTCATGCTGTTTAACTTTTCTTTATAAGAATACCCTTCATAAAAAAAGTTTGTGTTTCCGTGTCTATTTGTTTTTTCTTCAAAAAACATACAATCAACAGATAAGAATTCAAAGTCCAGTATCTGAACGGTGTGATCATCGTAACCATAACCGCTTCTTTTTGTTGCTGGATCATAGTTTGACTGATAAGCATTAGACTTGTTTCCTTTTGCCTTTTTAGCAATTTTTTTATAATCCTCCTCTGTAAGCTGATCTCCAGCTAATCTTTTTAGCTCTTGAATAGGTATTGTTCTAACACTACCAGCGTAAGTTATGTCGTCAAAGTTAGGATCTTCTGTGTAGCTATGTATAAACTTGCAAGGGTCTACATATTCTGTTGTTATACCATAATTCGGATCATTATACCTTTTAACAACAGCCATGCCTAGAGCTGCAAGATCATTTACACATCTTCTAAACGTGCCGTCATTAAAGTTATTCCAAGAAAGAGTCATTGCTGTTGCAATCTGAGCAGATATCTCTGCGTCAGTCTTAACATTAGTCTCTAAAAATATCTCAGCCTCCTCCATTGTGTCTGGAAGAGATTCTGGATCTTTATCCAAAACCAACCCTCCAGTTTGCTGTTTTAATTTCTTCAGCTCATCCTTCATCGCTACCTGCATCCTTAAGCGATTTTTTTCTCTGTCTTTTTCAGAAGAAGAAAGAGGGTCTATTGCCTCTAAATTTGGATAAGGGTTTCTTGATAAAATTTTATTTACAACAATTCTTACAAATTTTGGTAGTATTGGAACTGGGGTGTAGTCAAGGTTTAATAAACTACCATCTCCTGCATTTGGATCTAAAGAAGTTAAAAGTCTTTTGTAGATTGTTGTGTTTTGCACCCCTTGTGCATAATCTCTATTCCTTTCAAAGGTTCTTCTTCTTTTCTCTTGCAGCGAATTTTCTTCATTAGTAGCGTTCCATTGACTTTCTATCGCTTTTGCATACTTTAAACCGTATGCCACATCATCCTTAATATCTTTTGATACCAAAGGATCAGGAAACTTACCACCACTACGATAACTTGAATTGCTGATCATTATTGAGTATAATTACTTTATGCAAATATAGTAAATCAACCGATCACATTATATCTCCTAAAAAACTTCTTCTCAGTGAAGTTAGTTTTTTGTTTTAGTTTAGTTTTTTGAGAAGCCAAAAGAGCCAAACCAGAGCTTATTGTAAGGTCAAATTTTGTTCTATTATCTATTTTAAAACCTATCCAATCCTCAAGAGTTCTGTTAAAATACATACTACCGTATTCACCAGAATCTCTATTTATGCCAACATGCGAGTGTATGTAAGCTTCAATAGATTGAGCGTGAGACTGAATTACATCTTGAGAGTTTGAGGGTATACCTTTAGTCTTTACATTAACTCTTGAGTTTGGAGCTTTTAAATGTTCAGGTCTATCCATTAAATAACCATCATAACCCCTTGACTCAAAGTATCTTGCTATACCGTACTTGTTGTTTTCAATTAATATAGGGTAGCCATAAAAAACTGCAGCCATGAGAACATCCTCATAAAAGATTTTTGCAAGAGGTGGACGAGATGCATACTCCAAGACAAAAGTGTTTGAAGGGTACTCCATGTTGAATTTGTTGTATAAATGTAAAGAACCTTTAGACCCCCTTCCATCAACTGTAGAATCAAGATCATAGGAGTCGACACCTCCACAACCTATATGAGGGTGAGGCGGTACTCTTTTACCTCTATCTGTTGACTTTTGATTTCTTACACCTTCTGGTGGAATCCAAGCAACTCTAAATCTTCCACTGGGATCGGGCCTAAACAAAACCTCCGTGTCCTTTTCTCCGTTTTTCCAGACGAAATTACCGACTACAATTGGGTTTGGAAACAGCTCATCGTTGTATTGAATCTGCTCATATATTTTGCCTACGTTAAATAAGCTGCCCTCAATACTATCCCTAAAAGCTTCATCTTCTGTAAATGGAAATTGTCTTATAACCTCATTTAATTCTGATGCATCTTCTTTCAAAGACTCTCTTTCATTTTTTAAATAAGTTTTTGCCCCAATGACAACTGGTTCTCCATCTACCCCCATTACATCTGAGTCTGGATTGTTAATTACTGGGTTTCCATA